ACAAAGGTTTCAAAACCGGTAGCCGCACCCGCTAAATTTAAGGTGCCTGTACCAGTTGTAGTGGTAGTTTCCTTTACTCTGTCGTTAAGGACGAAAGCCACTTTGCTTCCTCCTTACGCTATTCTAATAATAGCTGTAGAAGCTGCTTTTGCTGGAAATACTATTGTAAAATCACCTGCCGTAGAAGTTTTATCACCACCAAAGTCTATAGTAGCAACTGATTTATTACTGTCTGAAGAGTTGTAAATCATGCAACCTCTTGCAGTAATAGTAGCAGTACCAAAAGTAAGATCTGAAAAATCAGTAACCGCAGTCGTGCCTGTTGAAGTAGGTGTCACATTAGTCAAATTTGATCCTCCTGAGCTGTAACCGGTACCGGATGCTTGTCCAGTTGTTACAAAAGAAGTTGTAGTTGCTCCCAAAGTCGCAGAACTTGTATACAAAGCCAGCTTCATTGTGTCACCACTACTGTTAGTAAAGTTATGATTACCTTTCAATAATTCAACTTTAAAACTTGTGGTTAGTGTAGATGTAATAGCCATAATTAAATCCTTTTTATAATTTCAGCTAAATTTTCATCACCAGCTTTAATAAGCTCTTGAATCAAACTAGCTTTATAGGATTTTATAGCATTTTTTATGTAAATTAAACAAACTTGTTTTATCTGATCTTGATAAGCTTTAGCTTGCGCTTCTATATGCGGTTCCAAATCTTCTGATGTACCCACTAATTTTTCTGTAAGTCGTTCGGCCCAGTATTCAGGCGGATGTCCACCAAAATTAGTTGTGGCAACTTCCACAACGCCAAGTTCAGGCATTCCATCAGGTGTTATTTTAATTACCATTTTTTTGGCTCTGGAGATTTCAAATGATTATCTTCTCTGCCTATTAAAATAGGTTGTTGTTCTACTTTGTTTACAGTCATTTCGCTAACTCTCTTGGTTAATAGTCCTTTTTCGTCTTCTAAAACAACTAACGGATCACTCAAACGATGGTAGCCGTATAATTTTTGCTCGGCTGGTACATTAGTGTCTAATAAACCGCTTGTCCCTGCTACTTGTACTTGCATGCCTTCGCTTATACATTTCGATAACCAAAATTCTACGCAAGCCCTGCCTGACTCTGCAAAATGAAGATTACCTTGATAAGAAAAATCGATACCAAATAATTTTAAAACGGCTACTTCGTTGTACAAAGCAAAAGCTATTGCATAGGCAACGGTATTATTTATGTAATGACAATTTGTGGCTTTTAGCACTTCATTAATAGGATATTCAACCAGACCTGGGCATCTTTTATCTAGTTCACAAGTGTATATAGGTCCTTTGTGTTCTTGCAAAACCTTTTGCATACTGCCAGTTTGACCGCCAGCATCATCTGTATCAAGAAATCTGGACGAAGGATCCATCATGAAAACTCTATCGTGATAAATGACAGAAGCAACCGCATTGATAGTCCAAACTTCATCGAAGTGACTGGCGTGTGCTTTTGCCAAACAGTAATCAAACCAAGATTTACCAAGGCCTACAATTGCAACTGTTTTGCCTTTTAACTTTTTTATTTTTGCCAAATTAACTAACTTGCGATCTTAACGAATCATAACGGTATTCGTCTCGCCTTCCTCTTCCCTCTGCTCTATTCTTCAACCTGGCCATCTCTAAGTTAAATCTAGTTTCGTATAATTGTATTAAATCTGGCTCACCTTTCATAAAAGTATAAGCCTCCACTAAACATCCGTAAAACAAACCGTTTCTGGCATTTTGGGAAATCCAAGTTCCTGTTGTGTCAGTGACTAAACTGTTTGGTTTGTGTAAATAATGTAATTCTACAGAATAAGCTTGATCTGGAACTGGTGCCAATATTATTGTAGTGCCGTTTGTTGACCCTGTAGACAACTCTTTATCAAAATCACCGTAGTACAAAGGTAATCCTCGCAGACTAGTATCTGAAGGATCTACGTTATATTCTTGCATAAAACTTGGATGTTTTTTATCTAAATATGTGTAATCACCGTTGTTAATAACAGCTAGTGAAAAACTCATAATAAAATCTGTAGGACAAGTCAAAAATCTGTTACCAGTAGACATGTTACCTTGTACGTTCTTTCTAAAAAAATCAAACTGTACAAGTTCAAATATTCTTTCTTCTGTTGTTTTTATAATGTCGTCAAGCGTGTTTACAAAAGTTGTTTCTGTATTTTCGGTATAGTTTTGTATCAAACTTTTTAATTCGCTATATGTCATATTAAGGTGTGTTAGCTGTACCACCCATACCTGAGTGATTCGTACAATAATAATAAAGAGTTGGTGCTCCAACTGCTACAGTAATTTGTGTGTATGCTCCTGAATAACCCGGTGTTCCATTAGTTGTTACACCAGTTGTGTATTCTGATCCGCCGCCGTGCGTGCCATTAGCCGTAGTAGAAAACCTAAGCGGGTGTCCGCTATTGGACGAGTCTGATTGATCAAATCTGTAGGTGCTACCCTCGGATAAATTAAGCGTCGGACTTAGAGACCCATCTAAATAATATTTATTGCCATATCCGTAAGAATTAGTGCCAGTAGCAACTGTTACTGTATAAGTTGTGACTGAACTTGTTGTCACAGAAACAGTTCCTAAAGATAACGTTCCAGCTTGGCCGGTTAATGTTTCGTTTACAGTCGTTCCTGTAACAGAAACAGAACCCAAAGCACTTGTTCCTGATACACCATCTGGAACAGCTCTATTTGATGGCACGTTTTCTGTTGTAGTTACGCTACCCACAGACGCTGTAGTAGAGACTCCTTGAAAGTTTGATCCTAATATATTTTCATCAAGATAATTTGTAGCTGTACTGTTTTTATAGCTTACAACTATAAATCCCTCACCCCCTTCGACATCATTGTTAGGCCTTGGTTTATATAAAGCTTCTGGATCTGATTTAGCTTTGGGGGGTTCTAATTGCGGATGCTTTGTTTCATAACAAGAATGGCAGGTTTTTGCTCCGTTCCATTCTTCTTTGAGCTCGTTTAGTTTATATTCAAAACCACATCTATCACATAAAGCTCTAGCAAACTTCCCAGTTGCATAAGCCATTACATCACCCTGATATCAGGTCTAATTCTAAATGAAGCTCTATCTTCGTCTTGATCAGCAGCTCTTCTGAATTCTTCTTCGTAAATAGCTTTTAGTTGTGCGGTTTTTTCAGGGGCTCTTTTAAGTGAAAGGTAGTATGCAAGACCCGCAGTAAAACAAGGATAAAATCTAAAAGGCATGTCCATTGTGTCAATAGCTTTATCTGCATCATCCATTCTTACCATTTTATTAAAAACTAAAATGTCAGTTGAGTTTTCTGGTGCAGGCCAAATCTTCAATTTAGGAGTGCTTAACTTTTCGAGAAAAAATTGTGAAGGCCTGGCCTGCGTTGTTTTATTAGGTATATTTAAATATTCACTTCTTGATATTCTGTTCATGCTGATATCGGTTTGCGTAGTGTTTACAGTTCTTCTTACCACTACATCAAGAACATCTATCACATTTGCATTCAAAGAATATTCAGTAGTGCCTTGTGTAACCGTTTGTGTATCTTGCTCTATTGTCCATTGGTTTAGTCCTCTGTTTGCCCATTCTGCTAACATAAGGTTTATGGATCTTCTTGCTGTTTTTAAATCGTAACCAGTCCTAAGTTCTAAACCGCATCGCTCAAATGCCTCTTCTATAAACTCAGCAACGTTTGGTTCAAAGTTTGTGCTTCCTGAAAGTGCCATCAATCATCCTCAGCATATAAATTGTCAAAAATTCTATTTACGTCAAGGGTATAGTCTAAATCAGATTTGGAGTAGTGTATATGTGCAGATGGTCGAAAATCTGGAGCTCCCTGTCCAGTTTCAAACCAAGCTGGATGAGTAACCCTTACTCTGTTATTTGGTAAAGCCACAATATTTCCTGTCCACTCGCCAGCATCTAATAATTGCATAACATGACTTTGCTTGTGTTGAGCAGGATCATCGGCTATTTCATTTTCTGAATAATCAACCGTAAATAAATATTTAGCTGGAAAAAATTGACCGTCTATTTTTGCCATCCAAGGACAAGGAGTAGCGCGATCAATTACATAAACAGAGTTATGGTGTGAGGAGCAATCCCAGGGTTGTGCGTCATGTACAGCCATAGGCTCAGGCCACTCTTCTAAAGGTATATCTGCAACTAAAGCAGTTATTGGCATTCTTGCCCACATGGCACCGCCGTGCACAGTATCCTCTTCTTCACCTTCCGGTTCTATACCAGTAAAAATGACTTGGAAACTCAAACATCTGCACGGCATAGTCGTAACACCAACGGCCATAGCGTGTAAGAACTCGCCGTGATATTTTTCGTGATTATGTGTGTATTCTTTTCTTACCCAGCACTTGAAGTACGGGATATTGCTATATAGATAGGCCACTACTTCTTAGCTCTTCCTCCCCTCCTATAGCCTTTAGACATAATTTTGCCACCGTTTTTATAGCCTTTTGACTTGACTTTACCACCGTTTTTCATGCCTTTAGATTTGACCTTGCCACCGTTCTTCATACCTTTTGACATAACTTTGCCGCCATTTTTCATCCCTTTGGATTTCATCATGCCGCCATTTTTCATCCCCTTAGACTTCATAGGTCCGCCGTTACGCATTCCTTTAGATTTCATCATACCGCCGTTTTTCATGCCTTTGGACTTAACTTTACCGCCGTTAGCATAACCTTTTGTTCTTTTGTACATGTTAGCTCCTATTTACTGGTTTTTTTAGTAGTTGCCTTTTTTGTAGTTTTTTTGGCAGCAGTAGTTTTTTTCTTAGGCATATTGTAATAAATACGCTCGTCCGCTACTGGTTTGTCCTTTCTTACTTTTGCAGATTCTCTAGCTTTTTGTTTAGCTTCAATCTCTTTATCTTGTTTTGTCTTAGCCATAATCTTACGAAATAGTGGTTACTTTTCTTTTATTGTTCATAACTTTACCACAGCCCCTGGCTATAAACCCACCATTTTTTTTCTTGACGCGGTTCTGTTGAGACATAGCTTTTTCTATTGCCATGCCTCTTTTCATTTCGTATGAACTAATTTTACCGTCTTTATCTAAGTCAGCTTTTTGTCTATTTTTTAACACTGCTCCTCCTTTATTTTTAGTTACTCTTGCTTTGGGCGTATTTGCCACAAATTGTGTTCCTTGAGATCCTGCAGCTTTTTTCTTACGAGCGGTTGCTGCTCTTTCTGATTTCGACAAACTTCTTGCTTTTGACTCTGGCAAACATCTGTCAGGATTTTTTTTATTTTTACTTGTGCCGCAAGGCCCTTTTATTGAACCGTCTGTCCCTATACGAAGCCAGTTTTGTTTACGCCACTCTGCTAATTGTCCCACTATCTCAACCTCTGTCGCATTACAATTCCCTGACCTCTTATAGAAACTGGACCACCGTTAGCCTTCTTTTGTCTTTTTGATTTTTTTGCATAGTTGGGATCTTTACAATATTTAGATGCAGCCATATTTGCATAAGCTGAAGGATATTTATCAAATGTTCTTTTTGCCCAAGCCTTACCCTCTTCACAAATTTTACCGCCACTTTTTACTTTACCGCCTTTTTTCATTTTAATTGATTCTAATGTTTCAGCTTGTTTTGCATGTGATTTGCTTGCCTTTTTTAAGCCTTTGACAACTTTATTTATTTTAGCTTGTGCCATCTAACAATCCCAATCTCTTCTAGCCCAATAATTAGCACTACATCTATCCGTAGTGCCACCCATACCTTTACTTCTAGCGCAATAAGACTTCTTTCTTGCTTTACTGTCTTTATGCATACCAAGTTTAGCATCACCAAAGGTTATGCGTTTGACTCTAGAGCTTTCGCTACTACAACCTTTTACAAAAACTACTTTTCTTTTTTTTCCATACCCAGGCTCTCCTTTACGAAGAGCTCTAGGTCTGTTCAGGGTTACTGTTTTGCCTTGATATTCAGCCATTATTCATAATTTTTGTTCAACACCAAAATTATAGAATAAGCATCACCGCTTGAGTGTCCAACCGTAGTAAAGTCAATATCGCCAGTTACTCCTGAACCAGCATTATTGGGTATGCCAGAAAACTGGTCAAAATACTCATCACCAGAACTATCAGGAGC